CAATAACCAATTCAACATCAGTATATTGACCAGTTTCATCTAATACAGTAGTCACGGTATGATCCCATTCAATTTCATTACTAAACATTAAGCAGCTTGCTTTTCTAGTTCTTCAAGCATTTGGGTTTTACGTTCAAGCATACGCTCAAGTGAATAGAGCGCCATACGCTTCTCATCACTGGCACCTTCTTTAAAGGCGATAATTGCACCTTCAAGTGTTTGGATATCAATCACGTCATCAACCATTTTTAGACCCTTTCATGAATTCATTATTACTAGCAGCGATATGATCAGTATAGATTTTACTAAGTTCTAAAAAAGTGGTCATATCTTCATAACCTTGTTCCGCATCAGATCGAACTTTTGAACCAAGTGGAAAAGGCTTTATCGTATCAGCTTTCGACTTTCTTTGAAGTCTCGATTGCGCTCCCACTTTCCAATAAGTTGTCTTTTGCATTATTCCACTCCTCTACATCATATGTCATATTATTAAGCTTAGTTCCTGACCAAGCATAGGTATCTTCTAAACGAGAGGCCAAAGCAATGACCTCTCCACTCATGTCTTTAATTACATACATAAGGCTTATTCCATATACCAGCGTTAACGTCAACATACCAACCCACATCAAAATAATCGGTTTGAATGTCACTGTTATCGTGGTTACTATATTTAGAACCAACGCCGTTCATAGCACCAAGCAATTCCTCATAGAAGTCAGCAATCTTTTCTTCTTCAATTTCACGCATGTTATCTACACAGTGATAAGGATTGATTTGATAATAATCGCTAATAGTTGAACGTGCCCAACCACGCCACTCACAAATTTTTTCATTGTACTTATTGGCGGCAGCGATTAAGTCTAACGAACCAGACTTGAGACTGACAACTAAAGTGCTATGATTATTAACACTTACGCTACCCTTCATATCGTACTTTTTAAGAACAGCTTTAATCTGGGGCATCATTGATTTCTTTTTATCTTGGTTCATATAGGCCATTAGGCACCTCTTTCATCTTGTTACATTATTAATCTATAGTGATTCGCAATGAATGTCAAGGGTTAAATTGCGCTTAAAACACTTTCTCTAACTTCAGTGTCTTCGGCTTCTTCGAAATCAACATTACTTGAAAGAGCGGCTAATTCGTTTAAAGCCCACTTATAAACTAGTTCAATAGAACCTTCGTTAACGTCACATAATTGCTTTGCTTGAGCAACGATTTCTGAAACTTTTTGATTACCGGCATCTGTGAACATATTAAACATAGTGATTCTCTTTCTCTCTTGTTACTCTTATAATATAGTATATGATTCGGGTAATGTCAAGAGGTATTCAGCAGATTTCTATTACTTGAGCCATATTTTTTCCACCAAACCCAAAAGAATTATTCAACATTCTTTTAGCTGGTTTAAACATATTCTCTCGTACTAGTAAGTTCTTATCATCAAATGTACAAGTTTCAAGATTGTGAATGTGAGGTATTACTCCTCTATTCATAGAAAGGATAGAGTAGATTGTTTCTATCACACCAGCGGTTGCAAGTGTATGACCAATTTTACTCTTGGGTGCCCAGATAGGCACTTCGCCTATTGAGTTAACAATAGTGTTATATTCGATTTCATCACCTACTGGAGTTGATGTGGCATGAGCATTTACTGCGTCTACGCTATCTACGTGTTGTAATGCTTTACCGATAGCAATAGTAGCACCACGTCCATCAGATGCGGGCGAAGTCATTTCAACAGCATCATTAGATTTCCCCATAGGGTAAAGTCTAGCGATAGGTCTAACTTTGTATTTCTCTACCATCTCTTCTCTCATAAGAACAAGAGTAGCGCCACCTTCTCCCATAAGAAAGCCCGCTCGATTTTCATCAAACGGTGCTGAGTGATTTGCGATAGCGCCTAGTTGATTAAAGTATTTAACAGCAAGGTTACAACAACCCGCATCAGAGCCACCTACAATCACATAGTCACTTTCTTGTGCTTCATACATACCATAGTCTATAGAAGCCAGTCCGGTCGCACAAGATGCTTGTAGCCCAACAGTATTTCCCATGAAGCCATATAGAGATGAGAGGTGCGAAGAAGTCATTTCAGGAATGCGATTGACAAGACGCCTTACAAGAACTCTCTTACTGTTGTGTACTCTATTCAACATATCTACACCCATCTCAATATCATTTGAGACACTTGAAAAGACTATAGAAACATTTTTGCTATGAGGTAGACCAGCCATTTCAATCGCTCTTTTAGTCGAATGAAATCCTAACATTTGAGAGTTTGAGAAAGAAGGTCTTATCTTTAACGGAAGATTGTCTTGTAGAACAAGTTCATCTAAGTTGACTGGCATACCTTTATTGATTTTATAATCTTGCTCAACCATTTCTGGTATATCACTAGTGTAGTTATTATCATCAATCATTTTATCCCAACAGGTGTTGTAGTCATAACCCAACCCATCGACCATACCAAAACCAACTACATATATCGGTTGCATCATATACCTCGCTCTGCAATAAACCTTTGTCTTACGTCATATAATTTTTGAAGATATTTAAATGTGTTACCAGTAAACACTTGTGGTTCACTACCATCAACTGTAATTACGATAGCAAACTTTTTAATTGATATTCCAGTTCTTTCATAAAATGCTGCAGCATAGAACGAAGCTTGAATAAAGTAATTTTGAACCCACTCTTCTTTCTTTGGCTTACGTGATGTTTTAAAATCGATAATAGTTAGTTCGCCATCAAACTCAGCAATACAATCTACACGACCAGCAATCATAAACTTGTCACTATACAATGGGACTTCTTGCGCCCAAATATTAGTAACACGTTTATCTAGTATTGGTTTGATTTGATTAAAAGAGAATAAGTTTGCAGGCATTGCACCCTTAGACCAATCTTCTTTATTGTTTAGATAGTCTTCGGCGAGTTGATGCACTGCTGTACCACGTGTGGCAGCTTGAGTACTAATCTTATTAGCAGTCTCTTCACCTACACGTTTTCTCCAAGCAAGAATACCATCTTTACTAAGAAGAGAGAGTACTGTTGTAATAGAAGGATATTTGTTACCTTCTGGGGTGATGTAAGTTCGACCTGTTGGTAAAGTCTCACAGTCAAGCTCTGGTAGAGCTTCCATATTAACATGTTTAAACATTATTCGAAGTTTGCATTTCCTACACTATTAAAAGAACCTGGCGTGTTGCTAGAGTATCTGTTATAGAGGATTCTATTCGGTGTACCTAACAAAGTTCTTAGATTGTCATATTCGTTATCTAATGCTGTATTATACACCAAATCTTTGCTTGCGTCAAGCTCTAATTTGTTTTTTAATTCTAAATTATTAATAGTAGGTTCGAGACTCCAATACACTGCGGCCAAGCCAGCAACTTGAGGAGATGACATTGATGTACCACTTGCCATCACTGTTTTAAAGTTACTATCAAATGGGTATGTCACAACTTGGTCAGGTGACGTGTCTTCATAATTAGTACCTTCACCCCAAGCAGAAATGATGTTCGTACCAGGAGCAAGCATTGAAATAGCAGGTCCTCTAACAGACATTTGTGCTATTTGCTCTTCTGAGTTATTATTAAGATTACTATCAAGGTTACTTACTGATAAAGCATCTTCGCTAAATGGACTTCCGCCTCTATGATAATTGGCAAAGTAGTTATTGCCATTTGTAAAGTTAGAGTTAGTTGTTCCAATGTATTCCATGATTACTCGGTTATCATAATCAACGCCAGTAGGTACATCATGCTTAACTGGCATATTGCCTGCTGATACAAAACAAAGACAACCAGCATCACTCAATTCTTCAACACTCACATCATAGGAAGCAACCCTTGATGGCATTATGATTTGATTATTTGGTCGACCTATAACTGTGGAATCTAGTAGACCTACATTTTCATAAACAGCGGCTCTAGAGGTAAAATTAATATTCCAATAATAATTTACATTTCTATGTACAAATGCTTCTAGCTTCCACTCAGTTGGTAAAAATACACTTTGCGTACTCCAACTCATGTTTATTACAGTTGGTCTTCCATTTGTCTTTGCATTGTGCCAACCTAACATAAGATCAAAAGCATCTGGAATATCAAACCCATCAGTGATACCATTACCACCTAGATTTAGTTTCATGCTAAACACATGTGCTTCAGAAGCCCATCCATATGTTTTACCAACGGCAGTGGCAGCTACATGTGTTCCATGTCCGTTTGTATCTGTATAGAAGTTTGCGGGTTGAGATAGACCAGTAAGTCCAGATGCTGTAGGCCAATCAATTTGTTGTACTCTACTAACACCATTCTTATCTTCGAACTCTGGGTGGTCTACTTGAATACCAGTGTCCATAATCACTACATCAACGCCAGTGCCGTCTAAGACATAATCATATTGGTTATCGTTTTGTGATAGATCGCCTGCACCATTAAACGGATTAGCAACTTTGTTTGATCTAACTAGACCCCAATTAGAAGATGTATTAACTACGTTAACTTTTTTTTCGTAATTAAATTCACGAATAGAATCAACCGAAATTGTTCTCATCGGATCATCTTTTAATGTTACACCATAAACTCTTTCGTCTTTCGACAACCAATCAACTTCTTCGCCTGTTAGCATATAATTGAATTGACGCTTTGAATTAGTTCTTTGATTCGCAACAGAAACTTCTCTAGTTGGTATTACGCCACCACCAGTTTCTTCGATCATCTCTAGGTGAAATTGTTCTACATCAACATTTCTGTGTAGAGCTACGATGTATTCTTGTTCCATTTACTTATCCTTAAGACGAAATATTTGCTCCAAGAGAAATAACTTTCCAGTTAGAGCCATCACTAATAGCAACACAAGGGCTACCGCTATTACCATCAGAAACGTAAATCATATCGCCAGCAACACCAGCAACTACATTTGCCTCTACAGTCGTGTATGAGTTAAGTCGTATAGGGGACGAATTAATCACAACTGCATTTGTTGCATCAAGGACAATATTAGTACTAGAGTTAATTGTAGGTGTGCCAACACCACTAGATGTAAAGTTTGTAGCAGTTATAGTGCCAGTAACATTTGCGCTAGTATTTACTGTAAGATTATCAGTGATAACCGAAGAAGCGGTTAATGTATTACTTGACATAGTAATATCAGCAGATACTGTGTTATTAGAATCTAATCTAATAAAAGAGCTATCTAAGTCAATGCTATCAAGGAATGTAACATGACCAAATGCGTCCACGCTAATATCTTGAATAACAGTACGACCAGTGCCAGTAACACTAAGTTGATTAGACGTATCTGCATGAGAAAGAACATCAGTTACACTTAAAGCAAGACCAGTTCCAGTAGTAAAGTTTACTCCACCACCGCCACCACCATTGTCTTCAATGTCAGTTACACGTGTGTTTAGATCGCTAAAATTGCCATCCAATTCTAACGTTGTTAAAGGAGCCCCTTTGGTGCTTCTTAATGTGATTGCCATCTTAATCCCCTGTGACTAGTCGTTTCTTGTATTTATATTAACCTATAATAACGGTCGTTGAGCCTGATGCAGTGTGACCACAAGAAGCACTATCGCCCGCTTGTACGACAGCTTTACCTTCAACAATGAAAGTACTTTGTGATGCACTTATAGTTGGTGGAGCAGGACCATGAGGCGGATCACCATGAGGCGCAACTGAATCACCATTCAACACCACTTTTTGACCATCGAATTTAGTTGAGGATGAACTAGCGATTAAATCACCACCTGCTGTATCTAAGTCATAACTAGCTGCCGCCATCTTTAACTTCCTTTATGATTACTTTCTCTGGCTCAATCAACCACTCTAGTATAGTTTCTTCTACCCAACCCATTTGGTTTAGCATCTCTGTTGGGAGTTCTATTGCTAGTTCACCATCTTCTGTTTCGATTACATGGCTTGTGTACGATTTCATAACCCTAGTTTATCCCTTGCTATAATGTATGACTTGACTAATTTACTTCTTACGATATCTTCTATCTGGAACTCTACGAATTTAAATGCATTCATTGAAGCAATAACTTTTAAGAAGTCTTTCAACCCTGATTCCTCATTGTATCGTTCACTAGTCAAATCATCTTGCTTTACGTCTCCGCAGAAAATAATTTTACTATTTTCACCAACTCTAGTCATGATGGTATGCAATTCACCATCACTCATATTTTGAACTTCGTCTACAACAATAATACAATCATCTAAAGTAACACCACGTAAAAAAGAAGTAGACCTAAACTCTAGCAAACCTTTTTGCTTTAGTATTTCATATGAGTCAACTCTATTGAATATCTTAGTCGAAATCTCATGATAAGGTTCTTCGTATACTGCTTCTTTTTGTCTCTGACTTCCTGGTAGAAATCCTTGGTTTCTAGTTGGAACAGTAGACCTGATTATATAAACCTTTTTATAACTTGGGCTTTGTTGAGTGACTTCTTTTAAAGCGAAGAATAGGGCTAAGAACGTTTTACCAGTACCAGCAATTCCATGTAGCATTAAGTTGTATCCGTTTTTCCAAGATTCAAATGCTACTCTTTGATTGTCCGTCATTGGTTTGATTGAGTGATCAACACCAAAGTTTACTGTTAGTACGTTATTCTCTCCTAAAATTCCTTGTTGCTTCAAAATCCTACGCTGCTTCTTCGTCAGCCTTTTTTGGTTGGCAGGCATTTATTTCCCTTCATATAATTATTATCTAGTTTTAATTGTTGATTCGGTAAAGCCTTTTGAATTTCCTTTTTTGATATGTTTAAGTAATGAATTAAAGCCATCGTCTGTTTTTCGAATACCCATTCGCATTGAGTCACCAAAAGCTGGACCCTTAGTTAAGAACTGTTGTAGATGCGGATTCTCTTTTTTGAACTCATCTAGTTCAGACATCTTCATCAATAGTTCTGTTTCTTCACCGGTCTCGGTGTTCCGAAAGTTATAAGTCGGCATTATATTCTCCTATATATTATAAAAAAGGCGACCCAATGGATCGCCCTCTGATACCATCACAATGGTATTTATACAAGTAGTTCGTAGATTTCTTTCCAAGAACTTACTTTGGTTACATCTTCATGCTCAAAGTCATCGTTGTGACTATGTGTCATGAGAATAGAGTTAAGGTTATTCTTTAGCCCTTCGATAGCGTTCTCGGGCTTATCTTCTACCCAGACACAATCTGTGCCATAGTATTCGCTAAGAACTTCATCTTTATCTTCACCAGTGTCAAGATACACATACTTCTCAAAAGCAGTTTCACCGAACAACTCCCGAAGGTTCTTAGTCCGAAGATGTTGAGCATATTGATCTTTGCTCAAGCTAGTGATTGCATGAAAGATGAACCCATGTTCTTCATGAAGCTTCTTAACATATTTGATAGCATCCCGAAGAGGGGGTAGCTTACGAATAGCGGCACTCTCGTTAAACATACGAATCAACCGTTTGATTTCATGTTTATCCATATCATAGGCAACTGCCATATCGTAAACATCGTTGTTTACTTTTACGTAGTCGTGACGCCACATCCAAGAATGGAAAGCATACTCCCAATCTAGGAGTACGCCGTCACAATCTGTTAGTATCACTTTATTTTTCATCATATATAAATCTTTCTCTTAAGTTCATTATTAATATAGTATGATTCGCAGAGAAAGTCAAGGGCTAAGTGAAAAAACTATTCTTTGTTTTGGCTTTTTGTTTACGAGCCTTTTGAATAGCTTTCTTTTTTGTATCGTAACGTTTACCGTCACGCTTCTTAAAAGTTGTGTCTTTTGAAGGATCACTCCAATCATCTTCTTCATACCAATCTTTAAAAGACTTACGATTTTTAGACATTGTTAACTCTCTACTTTGCCTCTGATGATATTACCAAATGCTGTATTGATAACAGCTTTTGTTAAACCTTTCATTGGTTTCTGCGCAATAACTTTACATAGAAGAATTGCATCATGCTTATCAATCGACTCAAGCATCTGAATGAATAGTTGCTCACGTCTAACTCTAGTGATATTCATTTCTGAACCTGCTAGAAAGTACTTCATCTTTCGAAGTTCTTTGTATAACATACCTTGAGAGTCTGGATACTCCGAAGGTTGATATGGCGGTGCGGTGTCAGGTAAGTCAAACTGAAACCGCTCTTTGTCGTACATAAGTACTAAAAGATTTTTTAAAGAATGGGAATCATGTGCCTGAAGCCATTCTATTTTTTCAGATTTCGTTTTTAACGCACATGCTTTATTCACGATTTCTGATAATGATAACGTTATACCCAATTTAAAACTCCGATATTACTTCCATAAGATTTTTTAGTTTATTCTTAATGAAGTAGTTAAACAACTGAGAGCGATCTTTTTCATTTACATCTAACCACTTATCCATAATCTGCTCTTTAATGTTTGCAGGTATTTCTGTTAGATCGATCAATGATTTATTACGCATATAGTTACGCTTAACTTCTTCTTGCATATTATTTATGTTGTCCCATTCCGCAAGCCTTTTCTTTGTAACTGGTCGTTGACGTTCACCAACAACAAGACAATTATCAGCCGAAAGAATATTCGGTACACCATCACCAGAGTCGCCTTTGATGATATGCTCATACAAAAACTTTTCGGGAGACGAGTGTTTAATCCAACGCTTACGTGTAGGATCATATTGCTTCACGTTAGCATATGTGTGAAGTTGAATATAATCTTTATCACCAGACAAAATCAAAATCTGTTCAGACCCATTGTTTAACAAAGTACCTTCATTGTGAACAATAGTACCAATGATATCATCTGCTTCGGCTGTATCAATCTGAATAACTTTGTATGGGAAGAATGTTTTCAACTCTTCTCGTATTGTATTAAGAGCATTAAAGATCGCAGACCAATCTAACTCAGACTCATCACGGCTCTTCTTTCGATTTGCTTTGTAATACGGAAACGATTTGCGTCTCCAATAATTCTTATCATCACAAGCAATCACTAGTTCACCAAACTCTTGGTTAAACTTTTTGCGGTTAGCTCTTAACGTATTCAGTATCATATGCCTAAGCATAAACACATCTATTTGTGCGTTCTTATGATTTCCAATCTGCATCATCATATTAGAAATCATGACCTGATTCAAATCAACTAGAATCATAATTTACTCCTTATCTATCCATAATGTATATATTGTACAGATGTTAGATCGGTTTGTCAAGGGCTAATTCGTCTTTATTCGTCTTCTTCTGCCAGTAGACTGTACTTAAAATCTTCTTCATCTTCGAAGTCAAACATTTTTTCAGATACTTCGTGCAAAGGATATCTTTTACTAGCTGAACGAAACGCAAGTGCCCTAACCGATTCGATTACCATCATCAAGTCGTGGGCTCTAGCATTATCTGTAACATTGTAACCAAACTCTTCTAGCATCATAGAGATATCAATCGCTGCTGTTGTCGAAATGATATTGATAGAGTCTTCTAACGTATCATTGTCGAGAACAATCTCTTCGAACTTCTGTTCTTCTCTCTTGACCCTATAACTATTCAAGTCTATTATCTCACTCATTTAAACACCTTTAGTATAATGGTGTCTGCATTTATTCTGCCATTCGAATTACGACCCTTGGTCTTCATAGAGTTGTACTCCTTATTCATCTTAGCCTTGGTCGTTTTAGCAGTCGTAGCTATAAACTCTTCTGGCTTACGGAGCTTCTTCTTCTCACACTTACCTTCATCTATATTGATGATAGTAGTCCCTTTGACTCCCAAACCAACTGTAGCAGTTGATTCGATACGTGTTAGGTTTCGAGTTTTGACATTGAATAGCCAGACCATCGATGCCCCAATAATATTATCGGGTGTCATACTTGTGACTTGATACTCTGAGCTGTGAGCCATGTACTTGACTTTACGCACTTGTTGCGAAATCGTAACAGGCTTTTTAGTACGAATTTTACGAGTAGCTTTCTTCGAAGCCATATACTTCTCGGCATCAGTGACAACTTCACTAATGTATTTGAAAAAGGTCTTTTGCTCTTTCTTACTCATATGAGCATAACCCTCGACCAACTGTTCGTAATCGTCAGTTGGTTTCTTAGGTTTACGACTAATAAGTTCTTCTAACTCTTTTTGTAGAGGAGTATAGAAGTCTGCTACAGCCTTTGCTGTGATGTAAGGCGCATCATTCGTTTGAAGCAAGTTGAAGATTGACAACTCTTCTATGCTGTCAATTGCTTCTTCAATACCCGCAATAAACTCTGCAGTCTTTTCTTTGACTATATCCGCAGGTGTTCTCTTGCGAATAGACACTACATTACTATCTTCAGTTTCTTCTGTCTTTCGACCTGAACCAATAGCAATTGTTTTTTGAATATGCTCTTTAATCCAAGACATACGCCTTTCATCAAAGGTAGCACCATTGAGTAGCATCCGACACAAACCACAGACAGTCATTGGGCAACGCCAAGCTTCTGCAGCACGAAAGTTAGCATACTCTTGCTTAGTGTAGTTCTTTTTGACAAACTCACTAGCCCACTTATGCCCATCTTTCTTATGGTCATAGAAATAGCCATAGTGACGAAGTGTCTCTAGAACTTTTTCTTCTGTCTGATTAGACCAATCGGTAGTCTCGTAACCGATATGCTTTTCTTCTGTAATACGAGTAGCGTTGCTACCTCTACGAGAAGAAACCATTTTTTTAGTCTTACGCTTAGTAGATGTACGTGCCATTAGGACCACCTCTTCATAATTAACGAATCATTTCATAACTATATTAGCATTACTATTTTACGTTGTCAAGAGGCCTTTAAACATTTTTTCCCATTCTTTGCTTTTATAATTGATATCATGTAGGGTATCAATGATGTTTTTTTGCAGTTCTAGATTATTTTGCAAATCTTTGTTGGGATGCAATACACTTTCGATAGCACTCTTAAGATGATGGTGTAACATGTTTAAATGTTGCTGTTTGTCTTCTGTATATTCATACATGTACGTTAAATTCATACCAAGTTCAGGTAAAGCGCCATGAGAAGAATGTACACAGATCAAACCTGCACTCATTGCCTCTAGTAGTCTTTCGTTTGTTGCTTGCATTATAGTGCCTGGTGCAACAAAAATATTTGCATTCTCTAAACCATCTCTGATTTCTTTGGGAGACTTGCGACCATAATTAGTTATTTGCGGATGTTCATTTATAAGTCTGAATAACTCTGAAAACGTCTCATCATTTTCATCCCAAACATATTCACCATTTGCAGTGTAGATATCTAGTCTTAAGTTCTCGTAATCTGCGGCAAGTGTTCTAAATGCAATATAAACTAAATCTAAACCAACATATGGCTCAGCATGATATACAATATTTACTGTATCTTTATTTTTCTTATGTGCTTTAATAGGTGTAACGCTATCTCTAATCACAGTACCAGCTGAGTATGGAATTTCGAAGTAAGTATTAAACAATGTCTTTTGTAAAAAACTTTTGAACACAATTTTATCAAAGACTTTCCACTTTTCTTTGAGTGGTAAGACCTCAGGATCGTTTGGCAAAGTATCTACAACAAAGACTTTTTTCTTCTTAGGATCTAAATCTTCTTTAAAGTTTCTTAGTACTTGAACATCTTTTAAAATATCTGGATTAATTCCATCAATAATCTTTTCATCATTTAGCATGTATGTAACGTACTCCATTTACACTTTTAATAGTTTTCCAAGTAATTCTTTGCACGTTGTCAATTGCATTATCTTTTATAACATAAAGAAACGGCGTAGTTAAAGAATCGTATTCAACAGTTGGATCAGTAACATCTACTGATACACGATTGTAAACACGAAGGTCACCACCCACTTCACAGTGAATGGTGTTTTCGTTATTGTTTTGAAGCATTGTATAAGCTTCTAATTTATTCATTACCCTGTCTCCACCTTTGCGGCAACGTTCTTAAATGTCTTTAAGCTATCCCAACGGAATGAACGCCAAGCCTTTTTATCAACGTCCCATACAGCAATAGATGAGTCGCTCTTTTTGTTATTTAGTGGTTTCTCTTTTGACGCAGCTGCATCAACAACTGGTAATTGATCTGCGATTAGTGTAGCAGTCATTTCACGAATTGAGCCATCTTTCTTCTCAAAAGATAAGCTAACTACTTCATTTAAAAGAATTTCTTTGATTTGATTTTTATTATACACTTCCATCTCCATAAGTTCTAGTGTCCTCTATTTCTTGCAAAAATTCAGTAAAGCCGCCAACATGCTTCTCGTACCAAACAATTTGTGGTACTGTTCGAACACCTGGAAACTTTTTCTGAAAAATATTCATATTATCACCTTCGTGTAAATCTATGTACTCATATGGCAAGTCGTAGCTTTCAGCTACATCTTTTGCTTGTTTGCAATATGAACAATTTTGAGTACCATATATTTTAATCACTTGGGCCACCCGCTAATCTAAAGCTTTGATGCCTCTTAACCCATTCTCTACCAGACACACGTTGCTTAATGAACTTGCGATTGGTTTCATTTTTATTTGGGTTCTCAATAGTAAAAACTACATCTTTACCTTGTTCTAAAGCCCTCATTTGATTCAAAACACGTTGGCCCGAGTCTTTGTTAGGTGTGCTAATCGAACTTCGACGCTCACCCTTTGACGTATAATTCTTACCAGTGGATCTATTACCCATTCACGTTTTCTCCTTGTTACTAAGTTCTTCTAATCTATTCGCAATATCTGCCCACGGCTTTTGAACTGTCCAATGGGCATGTGATCTTAAACGCTCAATCATTTGTTCGTCAGTCATAATCTTAGCGTCTTCTTCACGCATTTTACGACCCATAAAGTCATGGTAAGACTCACGTTTCTGAGACATTTAATTTCTCATTAGCCCGACTAGATGTGGTACCTTCTTCAACATTAACCCAACAACGATGAATATGTTGTAACTTTTGATCTGTAGACCAAGATTTTAAATAGTCGTTATCGCCATCAAAGAGTTGCAAGATTTGCTCTTGGTCCATGACTTGAGCATCAACGATATGTTCACCCAAAAACTTTTGACTAAACTCTTCAACTTCATTCATTGTAACTGCGTCAAGTGCCCAAGATGCTTCAGCTGGTACATCGGGATTGCTTGCTTGAAGTTCACTCATTGGAATAACATAACGGTGTTTAAAAGTAGCCACTGCTGTAACTGCTACATATTGTTCATCTTTATTAATCATTTTTACTCCAAGTTAATTGTAATAGTGTGTATATTATCATACATTATAATGAATGTCAAGTGTTATTTTTACACTTGCCATACTTCAAACCACTCATCTGAGTTGTATGCTTTGAGTGCCGCATCATCATTACCTTTAAAAACTAAAGCACCAGATGAAGACACACCAAAGTTACGTGCATCTACAACATCAACAGTTTTCATTCCAGGTACTCTAACATTATAAGTTTTTAACTTTAGATTGGCTGTAACTTTTACTTTATTCATAATTTCTTCCTTTATATTCCATTTCAGTTCTAATCTCATCACCTTGTGTATCATTCGCAATACCGGCTGCCATTCCTTGTATATCTTCTAACAAGGCCTTCGCAATAACTTTATCGTAAGTTTTACCACTTAGTTCGCTATATTGATTCCTAATACGATGCAACTCTATAGCTTTGTCTTTCATTACATCAATTCTACGCATCATATCTTCTATTGTGTGTATCAAACTTCCACCTCATTTGTTTTACTACCATCGAAAATTGTAGAGCCACTTGGTCTTACAACACCACAACTCTTACAATAAACTATAACTACATCAAACCTAAGATCGTCTATAGTTAGCACAGTCTTTCTTCTTTCAAGCTTTGAGTTCGTACAACAAGAATGAGTTGGTTTTAACATGCGTTGCTTCGTTCTCAATTACAGGAATATGTACATTTATATATATCATACTTTTTGATTCGAATCAAGAGGAATAAGGTCTTTATTTTCATAAATATAAGAGTGAAATTATACTAATATAGGTGGATAAGATATGTTTAAAAGAATCACTTTGGTCATTTTTGGCCTTGTATTTGCAACTGCTTCGATAGCAGAAGATACTGCAACACTCAATAGTAATGCAATTGTAACAGAATCAACTACTACAAGTTCAGTAACAAGTGATGCTAAGTCAGAAACCACAGTAAAATCCCCACCACCATCTGCTATTTCCCCAAATATAAACTCAGCTAATTCTGATTTATGTACTGTAGGAGTATCAGGGGCGGTACAGACCCAAATTCTAGGGATCTCGGCGGGTAAGGCTGTAAGGGATATGAACTGTGAAAAATTAAAAAACGCAAAAACTTTATATGATATGGGAATGAAAGTGGCAGCCGTGTCAGTCATGTGCCAGGATCCTAGGGTCTTTAGAGCAATGATGCAAGCAGGCACACCATGCCCATATGATGGCATGATTGGTCAAGCAGCTAAACTAGCATGGGAAGAAAATCCTGAACAACAACCAGAAGCAAGAAACAGGCGTATAAGCGATGAAAATAAGAGTACCTTTATTGGCGGCAGTATTATCGGTGGGCTTTTCCTCTTACTCTTATTGTGATACGGTAGGCGGAACAACAAATAATGCAGCATCGAATGGTCCAGTTTGGAACATGGCTGACGTTTTACCACCTGAAGCTGGAATAACAATCGGTAGTGTTTTATATAGATATACAGTTCAAAAAAATGCGAATGATGACTTTACAGTAACAATACAAAATAGAAAATTGGGTACTGCTAATGAATATATGTTTAGAGAGACAGATGATTGGAGTCAATTACCTGGCGCTACAATAAATAAGTCAGTACCTCTTAGTAATCTACCGGCAGAACTTTTTGGTGAAGGGTCTATAGCAACAACAGGCTTTGGTACTGTTCAAGACCCAAGTGTATATTATACATATAGGTTTGACCCGTGTTATATAGTGATAGCAAACCCGGAATGTCCTGGTTATGAATCTGCTCTATATGACTGGCTAAAAGAAAGAGGTTTACTGGATCGTGAACCAGATGTTAATGATCCATATTATGATGAATGGGTTCAACTAAATCTTAATAGAGAGACTGAGGTTGACGAAGAGACTGAAGAAGAAAAAGAACAAGCTAAAAGCGAAGAGGATAAAGCAAAAGAGCTAGATCCAATCGAAATGCTAAACAAGAATGTAGATATTGAGGGGTTTATAGATGGTGCTAGGCAAAGTGATATTATTAGCCAGCTTTCAACTATACCTCAATTTGAAGTATATACTAATGCAATAATTCCTGGCGGAGTTTATGAAGAAACGATTACCTTACAAGATAGTGACTTACCTGATAATGCAAGAGCGTTAAGTAACCTAGGACGTGACGAAGTTCATAGAGAGATGGTACGCTCACAATACCGAAACTAAATTAGTGGAGAAACTAAAATGGCGAACATAAAAGCTATTATACTAATTGCTGCAGCAGCTACCACAGGATCCGCACTAGCAGCATCACAAGAAGTGCCTATCACGGGTACTGTACAATCTAAATGTTCTATTTTTACAGATAGAGCAGGTGTGTACGGTTCACCAACACCACACCAACTAAGTACTGAACCAAGTGCTGGTGGGGTAAAACCAATCATTCGTTATGATGTTGCACAAGCAGCTTACTATACAGCGAAAATATCTCATCCAGATTCATTTTCGTCTAGCCCAAGTCTAAACGATTCTGTAACTTGGACAGGTGCTACTACTGTAAAAGAAGTTGGTGATACAGCTATGTCTGATTATGAATCAAACAAAGTTACATATAATAATGTAACAGAATTCAATCTGACTGCGGCGGGAACAACTTGGTTTACCGTAGATTCAACAGCAGCTTACGGAAATACTAAATCATTACCGGCTGGTACTTATACTACAGTTGTAGTTGCAGAATGTATCGCTAACTAATGAGAGTATTTTTCATTATGTTAATGTTGGCGTTAGGTTCGACAGCTTCGGCTCATGAGTTAACGCCAACATACCCTAAATTAAGAACGTCACATATAGACGCAGTAAGTGTTGTAACAATGATGCTTTTCAATAGAAGAGAAGATGTTACATATTATGAGATTGAGGTGTTTGATAAAGAATGGAATAAAATACCATTTGCTGCCTCAGCTAGAATTTTAACAGTGAACTATTTAGAGAGAAAATCATTTGACGTATACATTAGAAGCAAAGATAAAGATAAAGCAGTCTATGTGTGTACTAGGTCAAAATTGATTAAAGATGATAATGATGAAAAAGAATTGTCTGTCATAGCTTCTAGGATATGTTCAAAATTAGATAAGTAGAGTGAGATCGTAATGTTTAGAAGATTAATATTATTGAGTACGTGTCAAATATTTGCAGTGAGTATTGCCTTTGCCGATTCAAGTTCTTTAAACTTAGCTATACCTGGGTTACCGCAAAGCTATCAACAAGATAGGTTTAGAGCCGGTGAATTAGATTGTGCTAATGCTATTGGATCGGCTACTTCAATGGAGGTTGGAGTAACTGGTATCATACAAAAAGGTCAATATGATACTATGAATAACTCATTTAATGATTCGAGTAGACCTGGTGATGTTGGTGTGTATGCAAGAATTACTATTCCACTAGGTGCAAGGCCTAAAGCTAGAATTAATTGTAATGATTTATATGAGTTAGAACTACAGAAAAAACGACTAGAAGTAATGAAGTTAGAAAGAGAATTACAACAACTAAGACAGTTGCAATTCGAAAACTAAAAAAGGTCTACTTCTAATATTCTAGTTATATTAGGAGAAGAATATTGGAATTAACGTGCATAGCTGCACTAGCTTTAACGTCTCATATGGGCTTTGGTAGGGAGTATAATGAAATACATCCCAACATCTCATGTACTAATGAGAGTTATATTGGAAGTGTTGTAGTCAATAGTGAAGGCTCAGTTAGCATATTTAATGGACTACTTTTAGGTGATTATATAGATGTTGGATTAGCAACTGGGTATTCTGGTAAAGAGTTTTTTAGACCCATAGCTAGATTAAAATATAAAAACTGGTTTCTTATGCCAGGTTACGACGGAAAACCTGGCGTAGTTCTAGGAATAAACATACCCTTTGGAGGGGAGAAATAATGGCTGAAGTAGAGTTTGGTGGATTAAAATTTAGTGGTGGTAAGATGTTTGCACTTCTTACTGCGTTATCAACACTAGGTGGTGCTGCCTGGGGTGGCTTTGAAATCTATAAAGATTATATGGACATGAAAGAGATTATTCAAAACATTGACACTGATGCTATAGCAGCTCGTAATGATGTGATTGAAACAAAGTTAGATGAGGCTATAGACTACACAAGGGATATTAAATCTGGGTTGAAAGATGATATATTAAAGCTTGAGGGTAGTATAGATCGTATGGAAGATAAGGTAGATGAGAGTGAAAATCGTACTAAGAATACGCAAGCATCTATCGATACAGCGTTAGAGGGTGTACGTAATGAAATGAACGTACTTCAAAAAGATGTTACTAGTAGTATACGTGAAGTCGAATCTTTAAATCGTGAAACAGAAAAAGATGTAAGAGACACAATGAGAACGACAGAAAATCGTTTGGAAGAAGACATGAGAACTCTTGAAAGTGATATGAACGAAAAGATACAAGAAGCACTAGACAACCCACTAGCAGAATAATAACAAATTGAATTCTACATCATGGCAACAACAAAGGAAAGGTCATGATACACAACTGTCATAAAATGGCCAAGGCGGCTGGATTAGCCTACTTAGACCAAGAAGAAGCATATTCTGAATATCAAAAATTAGGATATGATAATCATATATTCATGGAAGACGATGGCGCACAATGCCATGCAGTCTGGAATGATGAAGAGTTTGTATTGTGCTTTAGAGGCACAGAACCAGGCGAATTCTCAGATATTAAAGCTGACTTGAACGCTCTACCTGACAAAGCCCAAGAAGGTGGTTGGGTTCACAACGGGTTTCAAGTAGAAATCGACAAACTATGGGATGAACTACAGTTCGTTCTAAAATATGCAGACGATAAAACATTTTTAATTTGTGGTCATTCTCTAGGCGGAGCAATGGCAACTATCGCTGCTAGTAGACTTAACGAAGTCGCAGATGCACTCTACACTTATGGTTCACCTAGAGTTGGAACACGTAAGTTTTGTAAGTCTCTTAAAAATATTCCACATTATCGTCATGTAAACAACAATGATCTTGTTACAAGTGTACCACCCGCATTTCTTGGGTATAGACATACTTGTAAGCCAAGATATATCAATTACTTTGGTCAAATAAGAAACATGTCAAAATGGCAAAGAGTAAAAGATAAATTTCGTGGACGTTGGAGAGCCTTGAAAAAGGGTATGCCATTTGATGGTGCATATGATCACGGCATGAACCATTATATCAAATACACAGAAAATAAGGAGAATTAAATTGAGTACTTCATTAAAAGACGAAGATACGCCAGAAGGAACTTTCGATTTAAGCATTCGCATAATGAATACAGAATTGATTGGTATGACTATGAAAGTAGATGACTTCAAAATGAAATGGGTTATAGTCGGTCTTGGCGCAGTTGGCGTACTAGCATGGGTGGCAACTTCGTTTGGCCCTAGCATAGTAAGCACGTTTGGAGGTTAACATGGAAATGCTAACAAGAATGTTTGGCGATACTCTGTGGATTTACACAGCAATTGCTGGCTCTATATTTGGTGCCGCATTTTTAGCATGGTTTAGAAACACGAACATGGCTTTATGGCTCATGGCTAAATTCGATAGAAGTCTAAATTATTTAACAGACAAATTTGGTTGGGAGTGGTTGCAAGATGACCCAGAAGCATGGCGCAAACGATATCCTCGAGTTACAAATAAAATTGATGAATTGGAAAAGAGAATACATCAATTAGAATCTAATAGGAGAAAGAAATGAAATGGATTAAGAAAAGATTAGTAGAAAGAACAACATGGGATGGAGGAATGTTAATTGCTCTTGGTCTTATGATTCTTTTTATGGCACCACTAGCTAAGATTGCCGCAGGTATCGCTATCGCTTGGGGCGCATGGACTATGGTTAAAAAAGGTTAATTATGTCTAACGATGATTTTTTAAAAGACGCAGACTTGGAGGAGACTAAACCAATGGCGGAAAAGAAAGTTAATGAAACACCTAAAATAATGGAAGCTGATTCCATTTACGCACATCTAGATACAGATGGCGATGGTATTATCACAGACGAAGAAATGTCCCGAGCAAAAGAGATTGCAGAATGGGAACATAAGAAAAAAATGCGTGAGAATGAAGATGCTAAAGAAGACCAAATTCGTGCAATGGCATGGTTTGCTCTTTGGGGTATGCTACTATATCCTATTCTTATTCTTGCTACATCACTCTTTGGTGTAGAAGATGCCGCACAACTAATCGGTGATATTGCGCCTACATATTTTGTAGCGATTGCTGGCTTAGTAGCAGCGTTCTTTGGTGCTAATGCTTATAGTAAAAAGGCATCTAAAAAAGATGATGATTACTAGTAAATAAAAAAATAGTGGAGAGCTAAATGCTCTTCACTTTCCATGGTACACAGTTAAAGCTTGCTGGTCCCCATGATCTATTGGCTGTATCTTCAAAAGTAAATACGTTTTCTTTTATTCCAGCCATGACTGCTGTCTTACACTGGTCTTCGGTGTTCCAAAGAACTTCATTTGTATATGTAAAGCAGTTGTCTCTTACTATATCTTCACCACTTAAGCATACTAAAACGATTGCTGTAAACATTGTTGTATCCCTCGTTTGTGTTGTCTTATAGAGTTATTTATGTGTGGGGTGGACTTACTTATTACCACCAAGAGAGAGCAAGAAGACTCGTGCAATTATCTCTCTACCCAGATGCAGGCGCTAACCCAGACCGCTAAGTCTCTTCTCTGGTACCTTGATGCCGTCTCCCGACATCGCTTCAGTCACCACGATCTCACTCCGTCGAGTGAAAAACCATTTACTAATACCGCTTAAGGGACTCGAACCCTAACTCCCTGCTGCAACAGGTTATGGAATTATTGCAGTAATTCCAAGCGCACCCAGAACGGCATAAGTAAATAGTTTTGGTGCGGATAGAGGGACTTGAACCCCCACGCTGTAAAGCACAGGTACCTAAAACCTGCGTGTCTACCAATTTCACCATATCCGCTGTTATTCATGCAAAGAGGTTGGGATACCTCTCGTATAGTTCAGTACCATCTATGAGGGTGATTTCGCCTGACGTGTCTTCACACATAACCTGAATATCAGTGCCATACTTAACACGTGTGCTAACGATTTCACCAAGTTTGGGAACAAAGACATCTTTGCAATCCCAGAGGTTATTCATAAATGTATTAAACGTCATCGAATCACTCCTCATATCTGATATACTTAATATACTATATTATGATGTATATGTCAAGGGCTTATTAAAATAAACTTGAATAAGCATTTTCATTAACATATGCATGGGTATCTTCACACTCGTTCAGTGCATTAATTTCAGCATCAGTTAATGGAGTACCATCAGCCTTTTCGGCATACTCGACATACGCATCACAGAAGTCTGGATAATCATTCATATCAATTCCTCCGATTTCAATGTCTGATAAACTTGTAATATTAATGTTCATAGTGATTCTCCTTTAACTAACTATACATTCTTTATACAACGATTCGTTGTGAATGTCAACCCTTTTTTGATCCTTTACCAAGAAACATATCCCACCACATCCACAGCACACCCATTAACATTGACAACATTGCGGCACAACCTAGTCCGAAGAAAAACGCAAACATTACTTTGATTAACATTTCCATTAGTCATCATCCTCATTATTTGTATCTGTATTTTCTTGAATGGTCAACCAAAGCGGACCACACAATGCAATAAGTGTACCAAGTACTAAATCACCTAGTGCCATGAAAGTGATGCCCAAGATAACGGCGGCAATAGCGTAAACAATCATTCCTTGTGACATAGCGTTTTCTCCTTTAACTAACTATACACTCTTTATACAATGATTCGTTACTGACGTACAGTACTATTCTAAATTTAATTTGGATAAAACTCTTTCTTTTGCCTCTTTATCAATTTTGGTTTGACGAATAACTTTAAGCTGTTTAACTTTTCTTCGCCTAATTCTAGCGGCTATAGACCGTTTAAGTCTAGTTGCTCGACTTGGTTTAGGAACGATTGTTGCAGTATCAGTTTCTTCTTCTAGCATAGCTACACCTCTATTGTTTTTTTTTATTATTGGCTGGAACGATAGGACTCGAACCTATACTCTACGCTACCAAAAAGCGATGCATTACCATTATGCTACGTTCCATCATTTGGTACCCTCTCCCGGACTTGAACCGGGACGCTGTTATCAGCGAGAGATTTTAAGTCTCTTGTGTCTACCATTCCACCAAGAGGGCACTTATTCTTGGTACTCCCCACAGGACTCGAACCTGTAACCAAAACGTTATGAGCGTTCTGCTCTAACCATTGAGCTAGAGGAGTACTTATTCTGGCGGACCCTGTAGGACTCGAACCTACGACCTAGTGCTTAGAAGGCACTTGCTCTATCCAGCTGAGCTAAGGGACCTAATTCTTTTATTGATTTTTTGTTTTTATTGCGTAGTCTAACACATCTTGAATTGTTACTAGTCCCATCATATCTTCGTCTTCAACTTCGATGCCGAA